ACTAATATTGGTAACCTACGTATAAGAGGACCTTAAATGCCAGCTATATCTAGAATTGGGGATAATGTACTTTCTCCAGATGGCTCTGGTTTCAAATGTAGAATGCCTCTTAAAACCAGCGTAGGTGAAGGTAATTCAAATAGTGTATATGCTAACGGGGTTCTTATTACGGTACAGGGCAATAAGGTTGCACCGCATCCAAAACCCGGGTGTACAATAATTGATACTTCCGGTTTAGATTCTGGATCTGGGCAGGTTTTTATTGGTGGAAAAGGTGTTGGTCGCATTGGAGATACGATGGGAGATAATGTAATTACTCAGGGCTCCCCAACAGTATTTGCAAGCTAATTAATTTATTACCTATAAATATAAACATGGCTATAACTAGAAACACCAGACAATATTCTGATTTAAACCTACTCTTTTCATCTCACCCCATTACAGGTGATGTCACTAAAAAGACAGATGAAGAAGCGGTTAAATCATCGCTTAGAAATTTAATTTCTACTAAGCACTACGAACGTCCCTTTCATCCAGAAATAGGATGTCAGATATATTCACTGTTGTTTGAAAACTTCAACCCTGTAACTAAGCAGGTGATGATGAAGACTATCTTTGATACCATACAAAAGTTTGAGCCAAGAGCTACAGTGTTAGATGTGAAGTTACGGGAACGTATAGATCAAAATGATCTAAGTATTGACATTATTTTTAAAATTAATAACTCTGAGAGACCTATTACTTTAACCACATTTATAACAAGAGTAAGATAATGTCTAACTTAAGAATAGCAGAGCTTGACTTTGATCAGATCAAGACTAATTTAAAAACCTACTTAAATGCTCAGAGTGAGTTTACAGACTATGACTTTGAGGGGTCAGGTCTCTCTGTATTACTAGATATATTAGCTTACAATACTCACTACAATGCATATCTTGCCAATATGTTAATGAATGAGATGTTCCTAGACTCTGCAGTTAAGAGATCTTCGGCAGTATCGATTGCCAAGCACCTGGGGTACACCCCAACTTCAGCCCGGGGAGCGGTAGCTAATCTTAATATAGTAGTTACAAACCCTGTTGGGCTTCCTCCAAGTCTAACTATGAATAGGTATACACCTTTTACATCTACTGTAGACGGTACATCTTATACCTTTCTTACCACCGAAGCCCAGACCGCATTAAGAGTTGGTACTACATATACTTTTTCTAATATTAATGTAAAAGAAGGCGCTCTCTTAAGCTACAGTTACGTGGTAGCAGATGCTGCTACGAGCACCAAATATGAAATTCCTAGTGACTTTGTTGACACTACGACATTGTCTGTTACAGTTCAGACCTCAGCCTCTAATGCATCGACTACTACCTATAACTTATCTACTGATATAACTGGTATAGATGATACATCAAAAGTATATTTTTTAGAACAAAACACCAGAGGTAAGTATGAGATTTACTTTGGTGATAATGTAATAGGTCAAGGTCTAAGTGTTGGTAATATTATTAATATACAATATACTACTGTACAGGGTGCTGCAGTTAATGTATCAAGCACTGTTGCTCAAAGCTTTATTGCATCAACTACTATCGGTGGTTCGAGTAATATTGGAGTTACAGTTAACAGCAACTCTACTGGTGGAGCAGACGTGGAGGGTATTGCCTCTATTAAATTTAATGCTCCTAGAGTTAACGCATCCAAGAACAGAGCGGTGACTGCTACTGATTATGAAGCATTAATTTTAGCAAATTACTCCGGAGCCGAGTCTGTATCTGTTTGGGGTGGGGAAGATAATGATCCTCCTTATTATGGTAAAGTACTGATATCTTTGAAACCATATTCTGGTTATACTATTTCAGATGCTACAAAACAGACGATTATAGATACCATATTAAAGACAAAGAAAGCTATTACGGTAACACCGGAGTTTGTCGACCCGTCTTATTTGTTTGTTGGTGTAAATGCTAATATCATTTATAATACTTCATTGACCCCACTATCTAGTGAAGATATTAAAGCACTGGCCGAAGCCGCTATTGCTAATTACTTCTTAACAGATCTTCAAAAATTTAATAAGACATTTAATCATTTTAAGTTAACTAACTTAATTCAAGAAAGCCATGCTTCTATTTCTGGGGTATTATTGTCTTTAAAATTACAGAAAAGAATTACACCTACTTTAAATACAACCAATGTATTCACAGGTAATTCTGCTTTAAGATATCGAAACCCAATTAAACCTGGATCGATATCTTCAAGTTATTTCTTTGCAACTGTTAGCGGAAATGCTACTTTAGTAAAGATAACAGACATACCTAACGATACACCTCCAAGTGATACCGGTAGCGGGGTGTTAAGACTAATTAATGCTGTTACTGGTGCTGTGGTTAACAGCAATATAGGTACAGTTAATTACGGTACTGGTGTTGTTAGTATAACAAGTATTGTTCCAACAGGCATTCCAGCTGGTGTTACAGATATTAGAGTATCAGCCAGCATTCAAGAAACTAATTATAATCTTTCTATATCTAGAAATGAGATTTTAATTCAAGACGACACTACAACTAACAAGATAGGCGGACTGGTTGCAGGTACAAATGTAACAGTTACATCATCGGTATAATATGGCCACGACAAGAATTACTGAAAAAATATCGAGATTAGTTAGTAGTCAGTTACCTGAATTTATCAGGACTGATAATACAACGTTTGTAGCGTTTCTTGAATACTACTACAAATTTCTTGAGCAAGACCAGGGTGCTCTTGAGCTTGTTCAAAACTCCCAGAAGTATAGTGATATCGATCAAACTACAGATTCATTTGTAAATTACTTTATTGCTAATTATGCTAAAGATCTTCCTTTTAGTCTACAAGTCAATAAACCTTTATTAATTAAAAGAGTTAAAGATCTGTATGCTGCTAAAGGCAGTACTCTATCAATAGAGACCTTATTTAAAGTCCTTTACGATACTGTAGCGCAGACCAATCACCCGTATGACTTTGTACTTAGACCATCAGATGGAAAATGGAGCCTTAGAACTTCTATTCGAGTACTTCTAACCAGCGGTAGTAGCTCAGATATTAAAGATAGATTTTTAACTTTTACAAAGAATAATATTAATTATTCTGTAGAGATTCTTAGAGTTAAAAATCTAAGTACCAATCTGTATGAAATATTCTATCACAGTTCTTTTCCTGTTCCGTTTGAAGTTAATGATGAAATTTCTGTAAATGGTGCAACTGGACTATTATTTACCGGTATTATAAAGCCTACAACTACTGACTGGGAGATAAGAGCTAAAGGAGCAGGATTCAGAGTCGGTCAGATCTTTAATGTATCAGTAGGTAGTGGTATAGATACACTTGTAAGAATTGATAGAGTTGATTCTAATGGGGGAATTGAATTATTAAAGTTTCTTAATTTTGGTTTTAACTTTACTGAAAATATTAGTATCATTTTATCTAATACCCTAGGTGTTACTAAAAGAGTTAAATACTTTCAGACCAGAAGCGGTGGATTCTCAGAAACCTTTAACGCCACTAGAACTGATTCGTTAACAAACGCAGATAGGTACTTTTTAGAAGATTACGTTACACCCTTTGATTATACTGGTACGTCGTTAGTAGTAAGTTCTACATCTTCACAATTATTAACATCTGTTACTACTGCAGGTGTTGAGGACCCTAATGATGCAAGTATTAATATTACTATTGGTGCGGTTGCTAGGTATCCAGGGGAGTATGTATCTACTCAAGGATTTGTAAGTGAACCTGATGTAAGAATTCAAGATAGTCAATTGTATCAACCGTTCGCGTATCAAATTGCTTCAGAATTAGATATAAGTACGTTCTACAACATTGTTAAAAAATTAGTACACCAGGCAGGTACTAATTTATTTGTAAATAGAATTTTATCTGCAACCGCTAACCTCTCCGCTAACGTTAGTGTAGTATCTAAACAAAATGTTTACGCAGACCTATTCAGTACTTTCTCTAGCTTAGATACTGCAGCTAAGTTGGTAAGGAAAGCTGTAAGTGATGATAACAACGTTAGTACAACTGAAAATACAGTATACTCGTTAACTAAGCCGCTTGAAGATAGTTTTACCATCAGTGATAGCATTACCATAAGTATAAGCAAGGCTCTTGAAGATAGTAGTGAATTTAGCGATAATAATAGCTTTACTTTTAATAGAACAGAAGCAGATATCGCCTATGCATCAGATATAATTGAAGACTATACAGATAATACAGGTGCAACAGGTTACTTCTTAGAAGACTACGCTTCTACAACACAAATTTCGTTTAGTTAACATACAAGATATCTTGTATAAATATAACATAGAACTTCTTTAGAGGAATAAAACATGTTCACAGAATCAATAAATGTCAAGGGTAACTTAGAAGTTATTCTTTTAGACGAGACCGGTAATCAAAAAGACTACAGAAAAGTAAACAACTTAGTTGTAGCAGTAGGTAAAGATACAATTGCCTCCAGAATGGTAGGTAATACTACTGCTATCATGAGTCACATGGCAGTAGGCTCTTCTAATACCGCAGCCACTACTTCACAAACTTCTCTAGGTGGTGAACTAGGTAGAGTAGTTCTCGATTCTACCTCACGTTCTTCTAACACGGTTACTTATATTGCTACCTTCCCTGCAGGTACTGGTACAGGCGCTATTACAGAAGCCGGTATTTTAAATGCCTCTTCTTCTGGTAATTTATTATGCAGAACGGTATTTGGTGTTGTTACAAAGGCTGCTGGAGATACAGTGGTTATTACTTGGAACGTTACTGTAGCATAACATGTCATTTCTCTTAAAAGATACTATCCATGGCTCGTTAGTGGATAGTGTTTATAATGAATTCTTATCGCGAAGAGCTAGT